TTAGAATTAACAGGATTTAGTTTTAAAGAGCTAGGCGGAATGCTAGAGACAGAAATAAAAGACGAAATTGTTGATGTGAACGCTTACGAGAGAGCAAAGCAAAGAACAAAGATACAACTAGGAGATCTCTATAAACTAGGAAATCATGTCTTGATGTGCGGAGATGCAACAAATGAAGAAGATCTACAAAAACTCATGGGAGAAGAAAAAGCAGATCTAGGCTTAACAGATCCCCCTTACAATGTTGGCTACAAATATGAGAATTACAATGATAACAAGACAGAAGAAGAGTACGAGCAATTCTGCAGAGCTTTCTTTGAACAATTAACAAAATACAGTGAATTTCAAGCAATCACTCCTGGAACAGTAAATCTCAGACTCTGGGCTAAAATTGGAGAGTGGAAATCAATCGCACCCTGGATTAAAAGAAACACACAAAACAGCGGAGAAATCAGCCACCTGAGATTATGGGAGCCAATAATCTTTTACGGCAAGCCTAAGAGAAGAAGACCTACAGACATATTTGAATACAACATAGAATCAACAAAAATAGCTTATACATACCCAAAACCATTAAAATTGTTCGCAGATTTGATTAAAAACTTCGATATTCAGACAGTTTTAGATACTTTTGCTGGATCTGGAACTACATTAATTGCATGCGAAAAGCTCAATAAAAGAGCTTTTTTAATAGAAATAGACCCAGTTTACTGCCAAGTAATCATAGATCGCTGGGAAAAATTATCAAAAAAGAAGGCAGTTAAAGTGTAAAAAGCATCAAAAACAACAAAATTTAGAATATGGCAAAAATATCAATTAAAAAATTCAAGATTGCAATAGTAGATTCAGGCGGAAATCAAAGCCTTGTAGCAGAGAGATTAAACTGCAACAGATCAAGTGTATGTAGATTTTTACAAAAAAACCCGCCTATGAAAGATCTTTTAGAAGAAGAAGCAGAAAAAGTTATAGATGTTGCAGAGAATATAGTAGATCACCAAATAGTAAAAGACAAAGACCTAGATACAGCCAAGTGGAAACTTCTGCATTCAAAGAGAGGCAAAGCTAGAGGCTATGGAATTAAACAAGAGATGGAGCACGATGTTAAAGCTCCTCTAACGGCACAAGATCTTGGGGAAGCTTGGAGGGCAAGGAAAAATGAACAAGCTAGCCAAGGAAATAATTGAGAGTCAGGACGTTGAGTTTATATGCCAACACTTCTTCGATTTTACTCCAACAAGAACACAAGCCAAACTGATTGGAGATATTGCTTTCACTAGACATAAAAGAATTGATGTCTCAGCAATGACTAGATATGGAAAAACAAAATGTGTGAGTTTAGGAGTTGCGATCTACATTCTAATTAATGAAAATAAGAAAATTGCTTTAATAGGCCCACAAGTAGAGCAGGCACAAATATTAAGGAATTATATGACAGAGGCCATCTTTGCTTGCCCACTCCTTTTGAATATTGCTCAAATTGAGGTAGTGGGTAAAGAGAGACTCCAAAAAGAAGCATCTAGAAAGAGACAAACATTCACTAATGGCTGTGAATATAGAGTTTTTTCAGCAGAAGGAGAAGCTAACAGACTTATGGGATTTGGTGCAGATCTTGTTGTAAAAGATGAGAGCTGCTTAATTAACAAAGAAGCTCATGCTAAAATAATGCGTATGCTTGGAGATAACCCAGAAGATAGTGTACTAGTTGAACTTTATAACCCATGGGAGAGAGATAATGTTAGTTTTGAACACTCTAATGATCCTAAGTGGAAACACTACAAAATAGGCTGGGAGATTGCACTAAAAGAAGGCAGAACAACACAAGCTTTCGTAGATGAGCAGAGAGAAGAATTAACACCTTTAGAATTTACAGTGCTTTATGAGAGCAGTTTTCCACTGGAAGCAGAGGACTCTATTTTCAATCTAGCAAAGATCAAGATAGCAATAGGCCATGATTTTGGATTTCTAAAAGAGTTGAAGGAACTAGAGCATAAAATAAAAAATGCACAAAACTACAAAGAGCACGAGATCTTGAAAGCAAAGGAAGAAATTAAAAAATTTAAGTGGATCATCTCATGCGATCCAGCAGATCAAGGACTTGATTATACAGTGATGTTTTGGGGAATCAAAAAAGAAAATAAATATCAGCTTCTAGGAGAATATAATGAGCCAAAGTCTGAGCCTATGGAAGTTGTAGGAAGATTAATTAAGATCTTGAAAGATCACTATACAGGAATCACAAATATTGCGATTCACATTGATAGAATCGGAATTGGATCAGGAGCTCTAAGTAGATTGAAAGAAGTTGTTAAAGAAAAAAATCTTTTGAATATTTCAATAATTGGATGTCATTTTGGAGAGAAAGCAGTAAAAGAAGATCACTATGCAAACAAGAAAGCTGAGAATTATTTTAGAGCACAAGCACTTTTTAATGAAGAAATGTTAGATATTATTGATCACAAAGAACTCACAAATCAACTATTGGCAATGAAGTGGAAATTAACTAGTTCTAGCAAAAGAAAAGTTGAAGATCCAGACAAGAGCCCAGACTTTGCAGATGCATTGATTTATTTTATTTGGGAAGATAAACAAGCACTAGCTTATGCTTTTGCTCCTGTAAGAAGATGATGTCTGAAAAAAGAATTAAGGCAACTGAGAGACGTTTGGCTAAGGATCAATCAAAACTCACTTAAATATCAATATTTAAATAGCCTAGAAATTTTATAAAAACATCCATTCATACTCATGCAACGGAATTTTAAAAACTTATTTGGCCTACTGGGAAATAAAGAGGAGAAGACAGTACCGAGAATCGATCCTATAATTGAAACTACTAGAGATGGAATCTCCAAAGCTTATATCCCTAAATTTCTTTACAAGCCACCATTTGGTTACCCTAGATTTGTTGATTTACCTAATGTTCGAAGATTAGCAAGTACTCCTTATGTTGATATGTGCATCACAGCAATTGTTGATGAAATGTGTTCAATCCCTTGGGACATAGTTGCAGAAGACGCAAAAGGAGATCCTATCGAGGGACATGATTCAGAAATAGAACATGTAATGACTTTTTTTCAAAATCCTAACACAAATAAAGAGAGCTTCACAGAGATTAGAAGAAAATATCTTAGAGATATTTTAGAAGTTGATGCAGGAGTAATTAACAAAGTATTTAATGCACAAGAAGAGATGGTTGAAATTGTTGCTAGAGATGGAGCAACTTTTACAAAGAATCCAGACATCTATGGAATGTTCACGGATCGTGATGATTTTATTTTTGATGCACAAATAATCAACAAGCCTAAAGAGTTTGTTGCTATGGAGCCAGGATATATAACTACAGAAGATGCAAGAGAGAAAGCAGCATACTTTCAATACGGATGGATAACAGGAGCTCGGCCAGTGCCTTTTGGAAAAAGAGAACTTGTATGGATGGAGAGGCACCCTAGAACTGATTCTATTTACGGAAGATCTCCTGTTGAGATCTTGGCAGATACAATTCAAACATTGATTTACGCAATTGAAAGCGACTTAGAATATTTCAATGATAATTCTATACCGAAGGGAGTTTTAGGATTTGAGAACTCAGATACAAACGAGTTAGAGGGATTCAAAGATCAGTGGACTGAACAACAAAGAGTTAAAGATACTGCAGGCAATTGGAAGAAAGCACAACATCGACTTCCAATGATGAATAAAGTGCCAATCTTTACTAGGATTCAGTTTACAAATCAAGAGATGCAATTACTAGAGAGCCAGAGATGGTGGGCTAAATTAGTCTGGGCTTGTTTTGGAGTCACTGCAGTAGAATTAGGATATACAGAAGATGCAAAAGGTTTAGCAAATCAAATCGTACAATCAAATGTTTTTAGAAAGAGAGCAATTAATCCACTTCTTGAATTAGAAGAATACAAAATCAACAAAGAGATAATTTCAGAGTTTGGTTATAAAGATATTAAATTTAAGTTTTTGAGATTTGATGTTGAAGAAGAAACTAAAAAAGCTAATCTTTACAAGTTGCAATTAGATGCTGGTGTTAAAACAATCAATGAAGTTAGAAATGAAGAAGGTCTTGATGATCTAGAGTGGGGAGATAAAGAGCCAAATCAAAATCAAGGGTTTAATCCTTTTGATCCTAACCAACAAGAGATGAACAGAAGAAAAGAAGAATCACAGGATGAAGAAGAGGAGAAAAAAAAGAAAAAGAAAAAAGAGCAAGAAGCTGAAAAGAAAGCAATTGAAACTAAACCTTTTGGAGAGTATGATAATTTTGATGCTTGTGTTAGAGCTAATCAAGATAAATCAAATCCTGAGGCTTATTGTTCTGCACTTCATAAAAAGATCACAGGAAAATATCCGAGTGAGAAAGCAGCAGAAGAAAATCCACTAATTCTTAGAGAGAATGAAGTTATTGATGATGATAGATTAAAGAGAAGCATAATTTATTTACTTAGACAAAATGAGAAATCTCTTATTGAATTATTGACATCAGAGAAAGGACAAAATATTTTACAAGAAGTTAAAGCTGTTGATGATGTTATCAAAAGAATTAAAGAACTAGTGACTTTTCAAGGATTAAAAAGAGTGAGTGATGCAGCAATACAACATACTTTTATGAAAGGATGGGACACTGCAGAAAAACAATTAGATAGAAACTTTGTGATTAACAAAGATGCAATTACTTATCTACAAAATTATACTTTTAATAATATTCAAGATATGACTGAGGAAATTAAAAATGATCTTAGAGCAGAGTTGGAAAGAGGGATAATTGCAGGAGAGGGAATAACAAATCTAACTAAGAGAGTCAAGTCTGTTTTTGATAAAGGTGAGAACAGGGCAGAGATGATTGCTAGGACTGAAACAAACAGAGCAGAAAACCAAGGATTATATCAGGCATTTAAATCAACAGGAGAAGCTTTTGTTAAGAGATGGATTGCAGCAAAGGATGATAGAACTAGTCCTATTTGCATGAGGCTGCATGGCCAGACAGTAGGACTTAATGATAACTTCAAAGATAAACAAGCTGGATGGGAAGGGCCAGTGCCTCCTGCACATGTTAATTGTAGATCTACTGTTGTTTATATTTCAAAAGATGAGTTAGAGAAAAAAACAAAAGAAGAAGAGCAATTGAAAAAAGACCTTGAAGAAAAAGTAGAAGACAAAAAAAAGCAAGAAGAAAAAGACGCATTGCAAAAAAAAGTCAATGAAAGCATACTTGAAGTTCAAGAAAAGAAAAAACAAATTTTGGAGCACATGAAGAATGGAGGAGATTAATCTTTACTTAGATGAAGACAAACTGCAAGAAGTTGAAGAAGAGATAGTTTTATCTCCTGTTGTTGCAGGACAAGTCTCAAAGAGAAGTCTTTTTGTTGAAAACTCAATAAATTTTCCACTAAACATTTTCATCGAACTAATCGGAGACGACATTAACATTGCTAAAAATATTATGGGATTAGCCCCAAAAGAAATTCAAGAAGTTGTTTTTGAGATGATGCCTAGTTTAACTAGGATCAAGCCAATAACCGCAAGGCTTAAAATTAAAGTAAACTATGTAATTACATAATCAATTAAATTAAAGGAGGAAAATCATGGCAGCAGAATTTAGTGTTTATTATGATTTCGGAGGAAGTGATAACAACCCTGGAACTGAACAAGATATTGATGCACTGGGACCGCCTACTTTGAGATTCAAACAGGCAGACAATGCAACAATAGATGCAAATGATCCAATGCCAATTCCTGCATCTGGTACTGAGTATAGTAGATGGAAACAAATCTATCTTTACTGTGACACAGCCCCAGACACACAAGTGGATAACGTGAGGTTTTTCACTGATGGAGGAGGATTTGGAACTGGAATCACTGTTAATGTAGCGGATCAATTCCCTGTAAAAAACAGTGGTGCAGACACAGGATATGATGTTTCAGATGCGAACGAAGTTATGACTACACACACAGACATAACTTCTAGCACAGATGCCTTTACTTTTACATCAGGGAGTCCCTTATCGGGGCCTTCAATAAGTGAAGCAGGAAACATCATTGATGCAATTGGAGAAACTACTAACTATCTTGTTTTACAGATGGAAGTAGAAAGCACAGCTTCACCAGGAAATCTAGCGGATGAGACATTCACCTTCCGATATGACGAAATTTAATTTTTTTTTATTTTAAATTTTAATTATTCGCTACCTCAATACAATGAGAGATAAATTCGGAAGATTCACGAAAGGCCATACCCTTGGTTTTAAAAAGGGACATAAGTTAGCTAAGTTGGGAAGGATTAAAGAATGCAGACTTAATTTAAAGACTTTTATTGAATTTAGAGCTTGGTTAGCAGGAATAATTGATGGGGAAGGAAATTTTAGAATTACTAGTAGTGGAGGACCACAAATAAGGGTAGTCTTTACTGAAAGAGATAAATTTGTTCTTGATTATATTGTTGAGAATATTGGTGGAGCTCTTTATTACAGGAAGCCATTAAAAAGTTGGAAAGATCATTGGAAGCCAGAGTGGGAGTGGTCAATCACATCTTTTATTGATTGTAAAGAATTTACAAAATGGATTCTTCCTTATTTGGTTTTAAAAAAAGAAACTGCTTTAAGGTTCTTGGAGGATATAAAATAATGGAGCTCATATGGAAGGCGGTCTATACTGATGGTAGTTCGCTAGATCAATACAATGATGGCAAGGTGAGTAAGTACACAGATATAGACAGAACTAAACTCCAATTCTTTGAGCTCTGGGATAAAGATAAGCTAATTCTGAGATTGCATTTAGAGCCTGGTAGAAGATTGATCTTTAGAAAAAGAGTTGAGCAGCAAATCATGACATCAGAAAAAAAAACAATGTTTTGGATGGTTGGCTGGCAACAAACAATCAAAGGAGAAAATGTGCAATCAATAAATTATATTTTTGAAGATGGCCATGTTGAATCAGCAGGTGCTTGGGACGAGAAGAGTATTTTTTATGCGCCTAATCTGACTAAGGAGGAGAAAGATGAATAAAAAAATAATTCTTGGGATTTTAACTCTTTTAATTCTTAGTTCTGGCGTGGTTTATATCACTTTTTCCGATAAAGCCAGAATTAGAGTAGATGAAGATAAATCTACTTTTTATGTTCCTCACGAGGATTTTTCTTGGATATGGGTAGTATCTGGAAGGGAGTATAATGCCCTCTTTGATGGTTCTTCTAAGATGAATCGTGATGTATCAAATATTGAATTAGAAACGGTTTTTGATAATATAACAAATGAAATTTTGATAACGAGAAGAACTCCTTATAAACGTGGTCCAGTTATTGTAGATACTTATGCTTTTGATGGGGACCTTGATGAAATTGAACTATTTCCTATAAGCCATACTGTTGAGATTTATAACGGGAGTGGTTTTTTTTATAGGTATGAAGTGCGTGATTTAGTTTATGATGGCGAGACCAGAAAGTTAAGAGGCGAGACTGAATTAGAATTTGGAAGAAAAATGCATGTTGAATTACATCCCGATTATAGATGGGCTTGGGTTTATAAAACTGGCTTAGTTAAAGCTCAATATGATATTCCTACCGATTATGAGAAATTTAATGTGAGGCTTTTTGACCCAGCATGTTCTGGAAATTTTTGTAATTTTACTTATGAGAATATTACAGATGATGTTTATGCAACTAAATCTGGGAAACCAATGAAGTATGCTTATCAAATTAAGTTTGATATTAGTGATATACCTGCAAATAAAAATGTTATAAATGCTACTCTTCATATTTATCAACACGCTAGTCCCATTTCTGTTAGTGATGATAAATATGAAGAGTAGCATTTATAACATTTTTATTTGCAGGGATATCACTAATATCAAACTTAATTTGATAAGCATACTTCATTGGTTTCCCAGATTTAGTTGCATAA